TACTTCTGGAACCCCAAATGTTGCTGGAAATAATGGCGACGGATCAGACGGATCTGGAGACCAAAAGTCTAAGGAACAGATTTCATTAAGTATAACTAAATCAGCAGACTTCAGAAAGACAGGACAGGCACAGTCGTTTGAAGTTACTCAGGCAATGGTAGAAAATGTTACAAAGAAGCCAGTAAAAGGATTTACAATTCTTACAGTTAGTATTGGTAGCCTAATGTTTCATAAAAAGAATGATTCATCAACAAGATATGCTGCTTCTGGAGCAAAAATGACAGGAGTCAAAGCTGCTGGTAAGGTAGTTTCATACACACCAAATAAAGATACTGATTATAAGTCTGGAGTTAACGCTCCTCAGCAAATCAATACAAGTCCATACTTCAGGTTGTACTTCACCGCAGACATTCAGGTTGAAGTAACCTATTGATATGTATAGGCCAATTTCTAATTGGGCTAAACGTAAACGTAAAAAACTAAATAAATATATTGTGATCTGGGTTCCAGAACACCCCAAGTCTTTTGACGGCGGGTGGTACTATGAACACCGCCTAGTAATAGAAAGAAACCTAGGAAGAGTCTTAAATGATTGGGAAACTATCCATCATATAGATGAGAACACAGAGAATAATAGTTTAAACAATCTTTTTCCTTGCACAGAAAAAGAACATAGATACGCCCACAAAACTGCTTGACAGGATACTCAGGGCACTAGTAGAATAGTATATAAGAGCGAGAAAGGCTTTTAATGAGCAACGATTTGAAGTGGATGCTTTCATCCGACCAGCAGTTCCCATACCAAGATGATAAGATGATTGAGCTATGGTTTAAAGTAATGAAATGGTTTAAGCCAGACGTAGTAGATTATCTTGGTGATACGGATGATCAAGCATGCTATAGCAAGTATACAGAAGGCCGATCTGCCGAATTTTTAAACTTTCACAAGACAGATAGTAAAGATTTAATTGTTCCAATGATGCGCCATGAAGCAAAGGGCGCAAGAGATTTTTATGTAAAGACTCGTGAGATGCTTCCAGATGCACAATTGTTTTCAGCACTAGGAAATCACGATGTAAGAATTTTTGATTACTTGGATAAAAAGCTTCCAGAGTATGTTAATGAAGTAACTCCAGAAGCCCTATGGTCACTAGACTCTTTGGGCTACGAGTATATTTATTATAACGAACTACCTAAGCGCAGATTTGGAGATATCCATGTTCACCATGGAATTTCAATTGCTGCAACGGGATCCGTTCGTAAAGACATGGAAGACTTACAGGTATCTCTAATCCGTGGACACTCACACAGAATTGCATCACACCTTGTAACTTATGAATTAAGAAACAACGGAGATGGTGAAACACTTCGTGGCTACGAGATTGGTCACATGTGTGACGAAAAGGGTCCAGGAATGAAGTACACACAGCACCATGACTGGCAAAAGGGATTTGCAATTGCACATATTGTAAATGATTACCCACATATACAGATGATTCATGTTGCTCCAGACTACTCATGCGTAGTAGATGGTAAGGTATTTAAACTATGATGTCTTGCAAGAGATGCAAGGGTGGCAGAGTTTTTATTGATAGGGTGTACTCACAATATGACCACCTAGAGTTATATTGTTTAATGTGCGCTAAGCGTTGGGTTTTTCACAAACAAGGGAGTAAGTTCGCTTTATGGCTACTGAGAAAAGAAGCAGAAAGAGCACAGGCTTACGGTACTTTTTCCTAAACGGGGAGCTTCATAAGAAGCTTCACGTAAACAGATCATCAGATATGATGACTGCTTGGAATTATAACCAGAGTAAGCGTGTTGGTTATTCGTGGAGTGATGCTAAGAAAAGTCTTCAGCATGCATACACGATTAATGAGACTGCTGATTTATTAAATAGGCATCGTAATCGTATATTAGAATATATTGATGAGGGGCATGTAAAAAAGCCTCAGATGTCCTATACCCTTGACGAAAAGCGCAAACCTGTGAAATACTTTTTATCAGAAGATGATGTTATGGATGTAAGAGATTTCTTATCCACACTTCATCGTGGTAGACCTAGAAAAGACGGATTGGTTACTTCCAAAGACGTTCCGACAAAACAAGAGCTGAGGGCTAAGATCAAAAATGAAACTATTCTTTATCAGCAGACTGAGGATGGAGATTATATACCAGTATGGAAGCAACCAGAGTGGTGACAAATGACAACTAAAAAAGCTGCGCCTAAAAAGAAAAAGAAGCAAGAAGTCCAAGAAGAAACAATGGATATACATCTTAATACTAATCTAGCATTTTCTAGAGCAGCAGTGTACTTAGAAGAAGCTGGGGAGGTTGCAGTTAATTCTAGAAACATTGAAGGAATGCTTACTGTAGCAAAGGGTTGGATGGAATTAGGCGATATGATGGACACTGGACAGCAACCACCTAAACGTGCTAAACTAGGATTTGGAATACAAGAAGGGGAAGATAATGACTGAGGATACTAAAGTAACCGTAACACTAGGGTTTACAAAGAACCTTGGCAATTTCGAAAGCCTTCGTGTAGATATTGGAATACAAGACTACGTTCGTAAAGGTGAGACAGTTAACGAGGCTACAGACAGAGTATATAAGTTTGTAGAAGACAAGCTAACAGAGAAGTCTACAGAAATTGCTGAGGAGTTAAGTGGCAACAAAAAGTGATCCTAAACTATCCTACAGCCTCTTGTCTTTATACGAGCATCTGTACACAGAGAAGTATGGCAAGAAGCCTGTAGTAAACAGGTATAGAGAGAAGTGGGGAATGCACGATGTTATTGAGTCCGTTGGGTTCAATCGTGCCAAAGAGCTTCTAGAGTATTATTTTAGAACCAGTAAGAATGGGCACCCGCTCATGTGGTTCTTCAACAACTTTGACGTCATGGATAGAATGATGGATCAGAGGGCGGAAGATGATGAGCACCGTAAAAAGCTCAGAGGATTAACCAAGCAGATGGTTCAAGAAATGGAGCAGGATGAACACCGAAGCAGCAGTAATTAGTGCAGTATGCAAAAACAAGGATATTAGTGTTCTCCTTGCAGATAACGTAGATGAAGTATTCCAGTCACATAAAGATGTCTGGGATGGACTAAAGTCCTACTATTATAAGTTTAGGTCGGTACCTGACGTAGGTGTTCTACAGGATAAGTATAGAGACTTTGATCCTGTAGACACATCTGCTGAAACTGGTTTCTACCTAGATCAAATGAAGTCTGAATTCTTGGGTAACAAGATTAAGACTGTACTATTGAATTCTGGAAGTGCTCTTAAAGAGAATGCTCCAGCTAGAGTTCTACAACAAATGCAAATGCAGTTGGCAGGACTAAGTAAGTTTACCAATAACGTAAGAGACTTGGATATCACAGATATTCAAGCAGCAACAGACCACTATCTATCTGTTAGAGACCGCTCATTGGCCATGGGAGGCTCTCCAGGAATTCCTACAGGGTTTAAGGCTATAGATGCTGCATACCCTACTGGAATGGCTCCTGGGCACCTTATGGTCGTTATTGGTTGGCCAGGCCGTGGTAAAACATGGATGACCTCATATCTTGCATGCAAGGCGTGGGAACAAGGATTCAAACCAATGATTATCTCATTGGAAATGTCTCCAGAAAACATGCGTGACCGTATTTATACGATGCTTGGATCTGGTATGTTTAGAGCTAGTCAGCTCCAGAAGGGTGATATCAACTTAGATGATTTTAGCTCTTGGGCTACGACAAGCTTTAAAGATAAGCGTGGATTTATATTAGTATCGAACGAAGGCACTAATGAGGTTACTCCTGCCACGGTGCAGGGTAAGATTGACCAGCATAGACCTGACTTGGTTATTCTGGACTATCACCAGTTGTTTAATGACAACAAGCGTTCTAACTCAGAAGTTGAACGTAACCGTAATATCTCCCGTGAGTTTAAACTACTTGCGGTAACAAACAACATTCCTGTTATTGACATTACAGCAGCAACAGCGGATGATATATCGGACCACGATGCTCCTCCTATGATGAGCCAAGTAGCGTGGTCAAAAGCAATTGAATATGATGCTGACATAGCTATGGCTGTTCACCGCCACCCAGATACTAACATGATCGAAGTGGTTTCAAGGAAGAACCGTCACGGCAGAGACTTTAGCTTCTTTTTGGACTGGGATATCGATAGGGGTATAATTAAAGAACTGTACGAGTAGATAGGCTTACAGTTTGACCCACAAAAGAATAAAGCGGTTCCAGATTGATGGAATATTCAGAGACGATTCAGATATGATACGTCTCAGAGCCCAATACGAAAAAATGCTTATCCAGTCCATGCGTGGCGACGGGTATGTGCAAGTCCTTGACATAGACCCTGCCTTTTCGGTATCATATAATAACGACGAGAATATCTGGTCCTTCATGCTTACAATGCATGGAGTTTATGTAGGAAAGGTAAAGGCATGGCAAATAGAGGGGTGCTCCAACGGCAGGATGCTTCCACGCAGTATACCGAACGACAAATTAAGAAAGTCCTCAAAGCTGTCCAAGTCTCGCTAGTATCAGAGACTGGAAATGACTTCTTATGTCTATGTCCAATTCACGGTAATAGAAACACACCAAGCCTTTCAGTATCAAAGACTACTGGTTTATTCTTATGCTTTAACCCATCATGTGGGGCTAGCGGATCATTAATTGAGCTAGTTAAAACTGTTACAAAGAGAAATGAGTTTGAATCTCTTCGCCTTATATCTAAATGTGTAACAGATTCATTACAAGATTTCGATGAGCAGATCATCGAAGTATTAGAAGAGAAACCAGAGTTTGTCCAATTTGATCCACTCACCTTGGACAAGCTTTGGCAAGGAATGAATGATTTCTCAGAGGGTCGTGAGTATATGCACTCTCGTGGATTCAATGATGAAACTATCACATACTTCCAAGTTGGATATTCTAAGAATATGGATATGGTTACAGTACCAGTTCATGCTCCAGACGGAATGGCAATTGGAATTGTAGGTCGTGGAGTAAAAGAGAAGAAGTTTAAAAACTCTACTGGACTACCTAAAACAAAAACATTATTTAATATACATAGAGCAAAGCGACTGTCTTCTACAGTAATTGTTACTGAGGCTTCGTTTGATGCTATGCGTATACATCAGGCTGGATACCCAAACGTAGTCGCTACGCTTGGAGGACATCTAAGCCCTAATAACTATGACTTGTTAAATAAATACTTTACCAAGATCATTATCGCTACAGATTTTGATGATAAAGCTACCCATAATGGAAAGAATCCTGGGCGGGACCTAGGCAATTCAATCGCTAATAGACTTAAGAATAAGGAAATCTTATGGGCTAGTTATGATTATCAAGTTGTGTATCCACATGGAGCTAAAGATATTGGCGATATGACGGATGCAGAAATAAAGCAATGCATTGAAAAAGCAGTACCAAACTATGAATATGCCTCTTGGGAAATCTACTAAGATGGTGTATAATAGAAATACAGAGTCATTTACAGACTCAAATATCGAAAAGGAAACATATTAATATGGCAATTGTAAAAGGTCTAAAAAGTATCAACTCCGTGCTAGACAAGCAAGGAGACTCAGACGGGTCAAAGGCTCGTTGGGTAAAGCTAGGTGATGGAGAGAGCGTAAAGATTCGATTCCTCCAGGAGTTAGATCCAGATTCACCAGATTATAACGAAAAGGCTGGACTAGGTTTTATCGCAGCCGAACACACAAATCCAAAGAACTACAAGTCAAAGGCACTCTGCACATCAGATGATCAGGGTCGCTGCTTTGGTTGTGAGCAACATCGTAAAGACTATAAGGCAGGATGGAAGGCACGTTCACGCCTCTACATCAATGTCTTGGTTGACGACGGTAAGGAAGATCCTTATGTTGCAATTCTTTCACAGGGTACAAGCGGAAAGTCTATTACCCCAACACTAATTGAATACGCTGGAGAAATGGGAAGTATCTCAAATCTTACATGGCGTCTTAAGCGTAGCGGTACAGGAACATCTACCGAATACGTAGCAATCTCCCTTGGACAAGACAAGGAAAAGTTTGATTCTTCAAAGTACGAACTATTCGAATTGGAAAAGGTAGCAGTAAAGGAACTTACTTTTGAAGAGCAAGAGAAGTTCTATATGTTCGGGGAAACCGAAGATTCAACAGAGTCATCAGAGGGCTCATCAAGTAACGTAGAGTGGTAAAAGTGGTGGGGGGTTCGCCCCCCACCCCTTCCTTAGAAAGGGATTATGTCTAACTTCACGCACCTACATGTGCATTCACAGTATTCAGTAATGGATGGTTTAAATACACCATTAGAGTTAATGAATGCTGCAAAAAATCTAGGTCAAACAGCTATTGCAATTACAGATCATGGAACTCTATCAAGCCACCGTGACATGCAAAAGGCTGCTATGGAAACGGGAATCAAGCCTATCCTTGGCGTAGAAGCATACATATCTGCTACCGATAGATTCGATAAGCGTGATACAAGTAAGCGTGACGACAACACATCAATTTTCAACCATATAATCCTGTTGGCTAAAAACAAAACAGGACTAAAGAATTTAAACAAGCTTTCAGAAATGGCATGGACAGAAGGCTACTATCACAAGCCACGCATTGACCGTGAAATATTAGCAGAGTATAAAGAAGGACTCATAATCCTATCTGGATGTATGAATGGCTTGATATCTAAAGCATTTGAAAGAAACGAAATAGCAGAAGCTAAGATGCTTGCTAAATGGTTTAAGAATACATTTGGTGATGCATTTTATATGGAGATTCAGCCACACAATCCAGTAGAGCTAAACAAGTTTTTACTAGAATTAGCAGACGAAGTTGGTATCAAGCCAGTTGTTACTGGTGACTGCCACTTCTCAACAAAAGAAGAGCGGGCATTGGAAGAAGCAATGCTTATTCTATCTACTTCCCCAAAGGCTAACAAAGAGGCGGACTTCGAGAAGTCACGTCAGATGGATAACATATTTGATAGGTATAACTACCTATACCCAGACAGAAAGATAAGCTTTGAGCACCTAGATGTTTATGTAATGTCTAGAGAAGAAATTGAAGTGCAGATGCAGGCACAAGGAATTACACGTACAGATATCTATGATAACACTGTAGAGATTGCCAATTCTGTAGAAGAGTATGAGTTCCTTCAGGACCTAAACATCCTGCCAAGACCAAAAGAAGATCCAGACAATACCGTAAGAGATATTTGCTGGAAGGCTATGGAAGAAATGAAACTTACTTCTAGCTGGCTTGGAAACGATACCTACGAGCTAAGACTGGATGAAGAGCTAGAAGTTATTCGCAAGAAAGACTTTGCATCGTACTTCTTGGTCATTGCAGATATGATTAAGTGGGCTAAAGACAATAACATTATGGTTGGTCCTGGTCGTGGTTCTGCAGCAGGATCTTTGGTCTGTTATCTACTTGGTATAACAGATGTTGACCCAATTAAGTATGACTTGCTGTTCTTCCGATTTATTAATGAAGAGCGTAATGACTTCCCAGATATCGATACAGACTTTGAAGACCGTCGTCGTGGAGAAGTAAAAGAATACATTAGAAAGAAGTTTAAGAATGTTGCTTCTATCTCTACCTTCACATACTTCAAAGACAAGGGCGTTATCCGTGATGCTGCTCGTGTGTTTATGGTGCCACTAGGTGAAGTAAATAAAGCTCTAAAGGTTGTAGACACATTCGAAGACTTTGAAGAATCAGAAAATACTAAGTGGTTTAGAATGAAGTATCCAGAGGTTACAAAGCTAGCCCGTGAACTTCGTGGTCGAATTCGTTCCGTGGGTATGCATGCTGCTGGAGTTGTTGTGGCTAAGAAGGAACTTAGCAACTATGCCCCAATTGAAACTCGTACAGATCCTAGCGATAAAGTAAGTGGTCGTGTGCCAGTTGTTGCATATGATATGGATACCGTTGCAGACATTGGCCTCATCAAGCTTGACGTGTTGGGACTAAAAACTTTATCCGTTATATCAGATACACTAAAGATTGTAGAGAAGAGGCACAGCAAGAAGATTGTGCTGTCTGAACTAGCATTAGATGACAAAAAGGTTTATGAGATGTTGTCTCAGGGATTTACTAAGGGAGTATTCCAAGCAGAAGCTGTTCCTTATACAAATCTACTCATCAAGATGGGTGTAAGCGAATTCGAAGACTTAGCCGCTTCCAACGCCCTTGTTCGTCCAGGTGCTATGAATACTGTGGGTGCAAACTATATTAATCGTAAAAATTTGCACGAAGATGTCTCTTATATTCACCCAATAATGAAGCAGTTTACAGAGAACACATATGGTGTTATTATTTATCAAGAGCAGGTTATGCAGGCCTGCGTACACCTTGGCGGTATGTCTTGGGCAGAGGCTGACAAGGTTAGAAAGATTATTGGAAAGAAGAAGGATGCGAAGGAGTTCGATCAGTTCCGTGAGAAGTTTGTTACTGGTGCAAGCCGACATATATCAAAAGAGGCGGCAGAAGGCTTATGGCATTCTTTTGAAGCTCACGCTGGGTATTCTTTTAACCGTTCCCATGCTGTTGCTTATTCTCTTCTTTCATATTGGACTGCTTGGCTAAAGCTATACTATCCAACTGAGTTTATGTTCGCCATGTTGAAGAACGAAGGCGACAAGGATGCACGTACAGATTATCTAATTGAAGCCAAGCGTTTAGGAATCAAGATTTTGCTACCTCATGTGAATGAGTCTGATCTAGACTTTAGCATTCAAGGGGACGCAATTAGGTTTGGGTTAGCAGATGTAAAATACATTTCGGAAAATATTGGCAAGAAGATTATTGCTAATAGGCCGTACAAGAACTACGCTGACCTGAAGTCAAAGGCGGGAGCAAAGAATAGCGGTATCAATAGTCGTGCACTAGATGCATTAAACGCAATTGGTGGCGCAGCATTTGATGATAACCCTAGAACTGGGCGGGAGAAAGATAGTCTATATGAGTATCTGAATATACCTAAGTTCGATATTAGCGGTATAACACCACATATCAAGTCTCAAGTAAATGTCCTAGAAGACTTTGCAGAGCTTGGAACATTTGTTTTTATGGCTATGGTTAAGTCTATTAAGCGTGGTACTGGTTGGTCTCGTGTAGAGATTGTAGATGAGACGGCATCAGTAGGAGTGTTTGATAGCGAGAATACCAAGATTGAGACTGGACAAATGTACTTCTTCTTGGTTGGAGATAATCGAATACACAGATTTGTTGAGATAGATAAGGTTGTTAAAGAGGATAGGTCAGACCCATTCGTTAACTACCTGTACTCAACCAAGTTTGATTTAAAGGAAGATAACTATTATGTTATTGACTTTACAAACTATAAAACAAAAGCAGGTAAGATGATGGCTCACACTATCATTACAGATGCTAATAAGAAATTAATTAGATCTATTGTATTCCCTCATGGGTATGCACGAGCTCTGGGAAAAATGAAGCCAGGGTCAAAGGTTGAACTAACCTTTACAAATACAGACGATGGAACCATCGTAGTTAAGGATATAAAATGACACAAGAAGAAGGATTGGAAATCAATCTAGTACGACTACTGCTTGCATCAATTCAAAGCAATGGCAATGTCTCTGTTAAGATAGAGGATTATATGTCACCTGAGTTAGACAAGAAGAGTTTATTTATAGAAGTAAATGAAGAAGAAAAAACATTTATTATTTCATTAGTAGAAGGAGATCAAAATGAGTCTGGACCTGATGGCGAGACGAGTACACCTGATAGCGAAGAGTAAGGGTTTCTGGGAAGACGAAGTAACATACGATAAGATAGGCAACAAGCTTGCCCTAGTTCATTCAGAAGTTACAGAGGTTCTAGAAGCAATCCGTAAAGATCAGGGCGGAGAAAAAGTAGTAGAAGAAATGGCTGATATCATTATTAGATTAGTTGATCTTTATCAAGCAATGATAAATACAGGGCAGATTAAAGACTCCCTAGACTTTGTTTTAGAGAAAAAGATTATGAAGAATATGGAAAGGCCAGCACTTCACGGAAACAAGTTTTAATGATATAATAGTATAAAATGAATGGTTACTTCTTATTCGGAACCAATAACGAAGTAATCCTTGTCCTAAAATCTGGACAAGAAGAAGACATACTTAATATCATTAGAAAACTTGCGACAATGCGTAGCAAGGACATGAAGGCATTTGCCTCACAATTAGAAGAGAGTTTTTATGAGCGTAGTTACAGAAATACTATCCAAGCTGGACCCAAAGACAAGACAAAGAGTGCAAACAGCACTAGAGGTCGAAACACCAAAGCAAAAGACGCCAAGCATCGGACTGAACATGGCGTTAAAGGGGGGTCTAGGTCATGGAAGACAGATCCTCATTTGGGGGAATAAGTCAGCAGGTAAATCATCATTCTGTTTACAGATGATTGCTGAAGCACAAAAAGAAGGAAAGACTTGTGCTTGGATTGATGCAGAAGCATCTTATTCTGCAGACTGGGCTGAAAAACTTGGAGTTAATTCAGAAGAATTGATTTACTCACCAGCAAAAACTATTAACGATATGGTAGATGTTGCGACGCAACTGATGGAGGCAGGGGTTGATATCATTGTCGTTGACTCTATATCAGCACTGCTTCCAGCAATTTATTTTGAAAAAGATAGCACTGAGCTAAAGAAATTAGAAGACACCAAGCAGATTGGTGCAGAAGCAAAGGATATGACACATGCAGTCAAAATGCTCAACTACGCAAACAAGAACACATTACTTGTTCTCATCTCACAACAACGAAATCAGTTTGGATCTATGCATGCTTCGCACATCCCCACAGGCGGAATGGCTGTCAAGTTCTTCTCTTCCACTGTCGTTAAGCTCTGGTCGTCTGAAGCTGAAGCTAATGCTATTAAGGCTGGCGTTAAAGTTGGCGACAAGATTATCGAACAAAGAGTCGGAAGACCAGTTAACTGGATTATTGATTACAACAAACTCGGCCCCCCTAATCTTTCAGGACAGTATGACTTCTACTTTCAGGGGGAGAATCTAGGAGTAGATCAAGTCGGAGAAGTCCTTGATGTTTCTGAGCAATTCGGAATCATAGAAAAGGGCGGTGCTTGGTATACAGTAAACGGAGAGCGTTTCCAAGGACGTGCTAAGGCAGTACAATACCTTAGAGATAATGCAGATGTTGTAGAAAAGCTAAAGGCTGAAATATATGCCAAGGCTTGAAGATTTCATGCTGAAAAAGAATCCATCTGGGTCAGCATATAAGACAGTTGTCGAAGGAACTTTTAGTTGTACAGAATGTGATGAAGTCGTAAAAAAAGCATCCTGGGATGAAAGAACTGGCGAACTAGAGTGGAAGTGCACACAAGATCACGTATCGAAAGCGAGGATGTAATGTCTGAGCGTGGAGAAATAAAGCGTGATGGGGCTAAGGCTCAAAAGAATTCTGGGCGGGGTCAGTACCAAAAGGGCGATGCTAAATGGTACTCCTTTGTAGTAGATTACAAAGAAGCTGCTAGATCATTTACTATGAACCAAGAAATCTGGGCTAAGATATGCACAGATACATTCAAGGTAAATAGGAATATGCACCCATGCTTAAAGATTATTATTGGAGAAGATTCAAAGGTCAGACTAGGTATTGTTGAGTGGGCCATGCTAGAAGAACTAATTACATTTTGGGAGGAGAATCATAAATGAGAGAATTAATTCTAACAACGATTACAGGTATTGCAGTAGGTGGAGTGTTTAGTATATTTAAACTTCCTATTCCTGCTCCCCCAGTATTTGCTGGATTGATGGGTATTGTTGGTCTATGGATTGGCTATGCTCTAGTTCAGAAGGTGTTCCTATGAGCGAAAACATACTAGAGAAGATTAGCGAAGTTACTGAGTTCAATGATCTAAAAGAGTTTATGAAGGATCCAGAGTTGGACACTGCTCTAGATGCTATAATTAAGGTAGTAACAAAACCAGACATCCCGCCAGCAGCGGCGTCAGTGCTAATAATTAAGTTACAAGCGATATCAGCAAAGCTTTCAATCCTTGCTAGATATTACACAACTATGGAAAAAGGAGAAGTCGCCAGCAAAAAGAAGAACGTGTACTACACGGTTGCCGATTCAATCGACAAGCTTGTGGCCGCTCTTAAGTATGGTGTTAAATAATGGCTAGAGATTTAGTAACAAATTTAAAGTTTAAAAAAATAACAAGCGGGTTTGACCCAGATAAGTTAGCTAAGATGCTTACCGATGGGTATATTGGAAACAGTAATAACCCTAAGTATATGAAGAAAACAACATTCTCTCCATCTACTATTGGATACGGTCATGGTAACTGTGCCAGATACTGGTACATTGCTTTTGAGGGTACAGAGTTTGAAAATACATTCGATGCAATTGCTATTGCTAATATGTCTAATGGAACTGCAGCGCATGAAAGAATTCAGGAAATCTTTAAGTCTACTGGATTAGTTAAACAAATTGAGCAGGAGATTATTAAAGAGGATCCGCCAGTCAAGGGGTTTGCTGACGTAATCCTAGATTGGGAGGGCAAGGAAGTAGTAGGAGAAATTAAGACTACTAGCGATAATGCTTTCTTATTTAGACAGAATTCTATGAAGCCATCAGACAACCACAGGCTACAGATTTTGATTTACATGGATGTTCGTGGAGCAGAAGAAGGCTTCTTGCTGTATGAGAATAAAGATAACCAGCAAATGCTAGTTATACCAGTAAAGATGAACGAAGCAAACAGAGAGTTTTTAGATAGATGCTATGACTGGATGCGTGAAGTACGAAAGGCTTGGGAAGACAAAGACTTGCCAGCTAGACCTTTTAGAAAGAATAATAAAATTTGTTTAGATTGTCCAGTCAAAAATACATGTTTTGATATGGAGGATACTGAAAAATTAATACCAGTTCTGAAACTCTAATATGTGCATACGACGAGTGTAACCAAGAGTTTACTAAGGCTACGCACAATCAGAAGTATTGCTCAGATGAATGTTGCAGACTTGCAACAAACAAGAGAACCATGGAGCGTTACTATGAGCGTAGGGCTATTAAGCTTGGATCTGTTCGGCATTGTCAGATATGCAAAACAAAATTAAGTAGGTATAACTATACGTCGCTATGTGTTACATGCGACAAGAATGACGAAGATAAGCAACGTAAAGAATTGCTGGAGATGTTAAATGGGATTAGCGGATCTGATTAAGCCAAAGGCTCAAAGAGTAATTGGTATCGATGCTTCTACAAATTCTGTAGCTTTTGCAATCATTGATGATGGCAAGCTTGCTATGCATGGCAAGATAGATATTCGTGGTAACGATATCTATGAGAAGATCTACGATGCTCGCAAAAAGGTTAAGGCTATGAAGAAGCATTTGCGGTCCGACTATATTGCAATTGAGGGTGCTGTATTTGTGCAGTCACCTGATGTTGTGATTAAACTTTCGTATGTCTATGGATCAATAATTAGCCAGCTAATGAGCGACGGGACTAAGGTAGTAACCGTAATCCCTACTACATGGCAGAACTATATTGGTAATAAAACATTTAAGAAGGAAGATAAGCTTAAGTTAAAAGCAGAATTTCCAGGTAAGTCAGATACTTGGTACTCGAATAAGATAAGGGAGATTAGGAAGCAGAGGACATTAGACTTCGTGAATGATAAGTTTAAGATTCATTTAGAAGATAATGATGTGGGAGATGCAATTGGTATTGCCTACTATGCCTACAATAACCTAACATCACGATGAAGCTATACGAATCTAAAGATTGGCTATACAGAAGGTATGTGGTTCAAAGAAAGACCATTACTGAGATCGCAAAAGAGGCTGGATGCAGTCATATGACAATCCAACGCTACCTTGAAAAGTATGGCTTAATCAAGAATCAAAGGAAATTTTAGATTTACAAGGCCGTATAAATACGGTATACTATAAGAGTCAGGGAGAAAATAAATGATTATTGGACTAAGTGGATATGCTCAGTCTGGCAAAGATACAATTGCCGAAATGCTAACAATGAACTATGGGTTTAAGAGACTAGCTTTTGCAGATAACATTCGCAAGGCTATCATCAAGCTCAACCCAATTCTTAACGATGGTTCTAGGATTTCTGAGAGCGTAAAGAAGATTGGGTGGGAGCCAACAAAGGCTATACCAGAAACACGCAGACTATTGCAGGTATTTGGTACAGAAATTGGAAGAGAGATGTTCGGTGAAGATTTCTGGGTAAAGCAAGTATTGAAGCAGATCGAAGAAGATGAAATTTACGACCACTTTGTGATTACAGATGTTCGTTTCCCAAACGAAGCTAATTTAATTAAGCTAAAGGGTGGGGAAGTATGGAGAGTAAACCGTGGAGCCAATAAGCCTATCAACTCTCATGCATCAGAATCAGCAATGGACGACTACAAGTTTGATAGAATAATCTCTAATGAGTCTACAATTCAAAGCTTGGAATCAGAAGTTTTTAAGTTAATGAGGAGTTATAATGCCATCCTATCAATATGAGTGTAAGAAGTGTGAAGTTCAGTACACAAAGTTCAGAAGTATTAAGGAAGAAGATCCAGGATACGACTGCGAAAAATGTGGAGAAAAACTAGTTAGATGGTATGGTATTCAGGGTACTAGAACACAGAAGCGTTTGCCAGAAGGCGATGACTTTATTGAATCACAGATGGACTTTTACGCTACAGATACTTGGCAAGAGCACTATGCTAACTGGGATGTGAGACCAGACTAATGCCAACTTATGAATACATTTGCCAGACATGCAAGGGCATGAAGGATGTTATTCGTGGATTTAATGATCCAGAAGAACCAGTTGAATGTGATCAATGTGGAGACACAATGAAGCGTGTATACGGCGTTCCTGGAATTCAATTTAAGGGTTCTGGCTTTTATAAGACAGATCACGGGAGCAAATAATGGAAATAGAAAAGCCTTTTGACCAAATGAATAAGGTCGTGGAGATGAGTCTTAAGGGCTATAATCCTGGGCAAATTGCAAAAGAATTAGAGTTAAAAAGAGCAGATGTTATAAGAACTTTAGAAGAGTGGAAGTCTTATGCACAAAATGATAAGACAATTCAAGAACGTGCCAGAGAAGCACTGACTGCTTCAGATCAGCATTACAGCATGCTAATTAACAAAGCATGGGAAACCGTAGAGCAGGCAGACCTTGCTGCAGACTATAGAACTAAGGTTGGTGCTATCAAGCTTGTTGCTGAGATTCAAGGCAAGCAGATGGAGATGCTACAAAAGGCTGGGCTACTTGATAACACCGAAATGGGTGCAAGAATAGCTGAGGCGGAAGAAAAGCAAGAAGTCCTCATGGGTATTCTTCGTGATGTAACTTCTAAATGCGATAAGTGTCAGAGAGAAGTTAAGCAAAGACTTTCTCGCATATCTGGTGTAGTAGAGCCAGTTGAGGTAGTACAAGTAAACAATGGCTGATTTTAGCGACTTTCTTAATGTACTAGAGGGCGAGGAGTTTGAAGAACAGCCCGTAGAGATTGAAGAGTTTGTTACATCTACTGACTATTTAGGCCTACCACCTCTATCTCAAAACCAATACACAATGATCAAGGCAATGACTCAGGTGTACAAGAAAGATACATTAGTAAGATGGTTGGGAGAAGAAGAAGGGGAAAAGAGATGGAAGCAAACCTGTAACGAGGTTATCTTTCAACTAGGTAAGGGTTCTGGTAAGGACTATACATCAACAATTGCTGCAGCATATATAACATATTTACTATTGTGCTTAAAAGATCCAGCAGTGTATTATGGAAAACCTCCAGGAGATTCTATCGATATTCTTAATATTGCTATCAACGCAGTACAGGCAAACAACGTTTTCTTTAAAGGGTTCAAGCAGAGAATTGAAAAGTCTCCATGGTTTATTGGAAAGTATAATCCAAAAGCTGGGTCCATTGAGTTTGATAAGAGTATTACCGTGCACTCTGGACACTCAGAGCGAGAAGCTTGGGAAGGTTATAACGTACTCGTAGTGGTACTCGATGAGATTTCTGGCTTTGCCCTTGAAAGCACTACTGGGCATGATCAGGCTAAGACCGCTCAATCCATTTATGATATGTACCGTGCATCTCTTACATCACGTTTCCCTGACTTTGGTAAGTTAATTCTACTTTCATTCCCACGTTTTAAAAATGACTTTATTCAGCAGAAGTATGAAGAAGCTATCGCTAGCAAAGAGACGGTAATAAAGACACACGAGTTTATCCTTAATCCAGATCTTCCAGAGGATGAGCCAGGAAATAAGTTTAGTATTAGTTGGGAAGAAGACCATATAGTTGCCTACAAAGTGCCAAAGACATACGCCCTAAAGAGACCGACATGGGAAATCAATCCAACCAGAAGCATAGAAGATTTCAAGATTGACTTTTATAAGAATGCGGAAGACGCATTATCAAGATTTGCTTGTATGCCACCAGAAGCAGTAGATGCTTTCTTTAAGTCCAGAGAGAAGATAGAGACAGCATTTAACAACCCAAATCTAGCAGTAGATTCTTCTGGTAGGTATGCAGAATGGTTCAAGCCGATAGATGATAAGGAATACTTTATTCACGTAGACCTTGCTCAAAAGCATGACCATTGTGCAGTTTCGTTAGCCCATGTTGAAAAGTGGGTTAATATGAAAGTAGGAAATGAGTACGCTCAGTCGGCACCTGTAGTTGTAGTAGATGCAGTTAGGTTCTGGACGCCTACTGCTTCTAAAAGCGTAGACTTTACAGATGTAAAGGACTACATACTCTCTTTAAGACAGCGTGGGTTCAATATCAAGCTAACTACATTTGACCGATGGAACTCACATGACATGATGCAACAGCTTCGTGGTTACGGAATGAATACAGAGTTGTTGTCTGTTGCTAAGAAACATTACGAAGATATGGCAATGATCATTGCAGAAGAAAGAGTAAAGGGTCCTAGAATAGATCTTTTAATTGATGAATTACTTCAGCTAAGAATCATGAGAGATAGAGTTGACCACCCTAGAAAGGGATCAAAAGACTTAGCGGATGCTGTGTGTGGGTCAATCTATAACGCTATTGTTCATTCGAAGCGGGAGAAAAACAGGGAAGTTGAGATACATACTTATGGTGAATTAATAAGAGACAACTACCTTGAAGAAGAAAAGAATAGAATAGATAATTTAATTAGACCTCCTAGGCGCATGCCACAGGAGTTGGCTGAAGCCCTAGACAATATGGAAGTAATTTAGTACGCAATCTCCTGTATAATTAACTTGTCAGACATTCTGACATGGGAGATTGGAAATTTATAAATTCGCTAGAATAACAACAGTGTTTCTACTAGCCTTTTCGTGGCTATTTATGGCTGACGCAAAAGGCACTATGTCGCCCCTAGAGCAAGCATGGGCGGACATACAAGAACTAGACGAAGATGTAAATCAGCTAACTGATAAAGAAGCTACCCAAGATCTTATAGATATAGCCCATACAAAATATAACGAAGCATATGCGGCAAAGCAAGCCTTAGACTCCGCAACAACAACTCTTGAGCAGGCTACAACTGCAGAATCTCAAGCCATACAAGCTAAAAACGACGCTATTGCGGCAGTAGATAATCAAACCCCAATAGTTGCTAATGCCCTATCAGAAAAGAATGCTGCACAAGATGCTCTAGATGTAGCCAATATTAATCTTCAAACAACACAATCAGCTATTCAAGGTGCTGGCGGTTCTGGACTTCAATATACCGTATATAACCTAGTAAGAACTTGGCCAAGCGTAGCAACACCAGATTCAGTTATCTGTACTGGTACTTGGAACTCTAGCTCTATGAATCTTCCAGTTTGCGGAAATAGATATGAAAATATTGTCGTAAAGTTTTCTGGACAGATAACTGTTCCATCATGGTTTAACACAGTGGCATTTGCAGGATACACAGATGATGGATTTAGGATGTATATTGATGGGCAACTTGCCGTCAATAACTGGGTTGAGCAAGGTGCAAGATGGAGTGCATGGTCTCCAACATATGATGTAACACAGGATAAGACTTTTGATGTTGAGATCTGGTGGTATAACGGTGGAGGCCCAGGATCCTATCACCTTGGATGGACAATTCCTGGAGGAATGACTGGTGCTGGTTGTGACTATTCTGGAAACCCAAGAGTGTGGGGACAAAACTTTAGTTGTAATCTTAATACATTTTCATCTGGTCCTGGAGCAACACAAGCAGAAATTAATGCATACAATGCTGCAGTAGCTGCACAATCAACAGCACAAACGAACTATAATAATAAACTTGCTACATACAATACAGAAAATTCTAAGCTTCAGCAGTATACACAAACCAAAAATGCTGCAGACATATCGGCAACAAATGCTATATCAGCTAAATCAACAGCGCAATCTAACTATAACTCAGCACAACTTGACTATAACTTAAAGATAGTTGCAGTTCAAAATGCTATAGATGACGCTCAAGAAAGCTTACAAGAACAATTACAATTCGAAAATGAGCAAAGAGTTGCAGCTGCTATTGCACAAGCAATGGCTAATCAACCACAACCAAGTCCTGAGCCAGTAGTGACTCCTGAGCCTTCACCTGAGCCTTCACCAGAACCATCAATTGAACCAACTACTGAGCCAACTCCTGAGCAAACTGCACCAGAAGAGCCCAATCCTTCTCCAAGTTCCGATACCACAGAAGAGGAGAACGTAGATCCAAACCCAGAACCTGAGACTTCTCCAGAACCTGAGACAGAGCCTTCACCTCTGCCAGAGGATACAGATCCAACTCCAGAGCCTGAACCAACTCAAGGTCCTTCTGAAAATGTGGATAAAACAGAAAATACTCCAATCGATAATGCTACCGCAAATTTGATTGCTGATCTTACTAATTCTAACACATTGACTAAATTAACTCCAGAGCAGGCAGCGGT